GTTTAAGCAGCCGGGTCTGACGACCAGGTAATGCTCCGCGAATAACACGATTCCAACAGGCGGCAAAAGAACTCAAAGAATTATGTTCTTCTGCTTTATCATCGCCTTTATTTTGAACTTTGTGTTGACCAAACATAAGGCCAACGTTTAAGAAATCAATTTGAGTACACTTTAGGGTTGGCAAATACATTTTACTATCCTCATCAACTTCCATATCTTCAGTAAGAAATTCTTCACGATCTTTACGATCAAAGAAGATTTCCTTATGCTGATCGATAGGACAGTGAAATGAGGTTGAATTTGCATTTGCATAGGTATCATGATGGTAGGCTTTACCGACGGTCATATTAAGACCGACATTATTTCCTACTTCAACATGCCTATCCCAATATTCGATTGGGGCAGCATAAAGCATATCGTCGCCATTAATTAAAACGCGACCAATGATTTCTTCAAAGTTCATTCCTCTCAAATCAATAAGAGAGGAAATGGTTTCGAAATATACACCGAGATTAGCAAGGCAGAGTACTGGGAACGAAAGAATCGAACCCATAAGTTGACCACTGGTCTGACGTCCAACATATTTTGGACCTCTTCGAGTTGGATAATATAAGTCATGAGGACCAAGCACCTTAAGTGCAAGATCCTGGTCGTTATAATCTAGACCACTTATTATATATCGAAGAATTCTACCTGAATATTTCCAGGATAGATCGTCAGTCGCAGCAGAATAGTCAACAGAAAACCACTGATCATCCGGATGGTAACCATTACCATTAGGATCAATTAAATCTAAAAGATCAGTTGGACACAAAGGTCTACCTATTAATTTAAAACAAGGTAATTTTCTCATAGTACTATGCATAATTTTCTGCAAAGATTTCATCATGTAATAGGGAAGTGATTCCCCCTTGCTGATAACTCGAACCTTCATTGGTTCAAGTACAGCTTGGATACAACATTTAAGATTTCTTACGCCGCTATCTCTCTCCTCTGCAGATGCAGTTAGAAGTTCATCCCAATAATAACTAAGGGACCCATGTTCGGATTCAACATGGTTATAGAACTTCTTATTTCTAATCCAAACAATAGGAAAACATCGCATAGCAATTAATTCAGGACTTCTAATTTCTAGTCCTCGAAAATCACCACACGTCATCCCATTGGCAAAACCATTAACCCGTTCAAAAAGGTAATCTCTTAAAAATTCGAGAGAACCACCTTCATTACGCTTATTTTCAAAACATGCGTTAGAACTGGGAAAACATCTTGCAAAGCTTTCTTTCTTATATTGTTTAGTGATACTCTTACGAACAATATCAAGAATGGAAAGCATATTTGGATTAGACATAATACTATCAATCATCAGATCATTACCTAAGTCTACTTTTGATAAAGACTTATAGTGATC